GCTCAGCGACGCCGACCGCTGGGCATGGTGGTCACGGCTCAGCGACGCCGACCGCAGGGCATTGTGGTCAGGGCTCAGCTATGCCGACCGCTGGGCATGGTGGTCAGGGCTCAGCGACGCCGACCGCTGGGCATGGTGGTCAGGGCTCAGCGACGCCGACCGCTGGGCATTGTGGTCAGGGCTCAGCGACGCCGACCGCTGGGCATGGTGGTCACGGCTCAGCTACGCCGAACTTGAAAGCCTTCCCGCCTCCGTATTGGAATGCATCAAAGACGATTTAGAAAGCGAAGAGGTTTAGATGTCACCCTGGACGCTTCCCGTGAAAACATCCATCGAAATCGAGCCGGTGCCAGCCGGCTCCCACATCGCCGTCTGCGACATGATCGTGTGGCTCGGCATCCAGCCAGGCTCCGGCCGTTTCCCCGACCCAAAGCCCAAAGTCTACCTGCGGTTTCAGCTGCCCAACGAACGCTACCAGTTCGAAAAGGACGGCAAAAAGGTGAACGCGCCGCGCCTCATCGGCCAGGATTACACCGCGTCCATGAACGAAAAGGCCAACCTGCGACACTTGCTGGCCTCCTGGCGCGGCCTGGAATTTTCCGATGAGGAAGCCGCGAAGTTCGATATTGGAACTGTCATCGGATGCCCATGCATGCTGATGGTCATGCACACGAAAAAAGAGAAACGAACCTACGCGAACATTTCCGGCATCGGGCCAGTTCCGAAGGGCATCGACCCAAAGGCCATCATCTGCGAGGGCACGGCGCTCCTTTACACGCCCGAGAACACGTCGACCTACCAACTACTCCCCGGCTGGCTGCGCAGCAAGATCGATGGGCAGATCTTCGAAGAGCCGGCGCCTGGGGCCGGCGAGCCCGAAGGCAAGCCCGAGGCGCCCGATGCCTGGGACCAGACCGAGCCGCCAGAAGATCGCATGAACCCCGAGATCTCGGACGACGACATCCCGTTTTGAGGCTCCGGTAAATCTGGGTAGAAGCAAGGGCCAGAGATCGAACTAAACCATTTAGGGATCAAGGCGGTGGGTAGTGTTGGAGATTCACGGTAAAACCGGGTAGGGTAGAAGACCATGCCGCCGACGAAGGAGAATGACTGTGGGTAAGAACCCTCCACCGAACCCGTCACCCGAGCTAACGCACCTGTGGCGCGCCAAACTGACCATCAGCAACAAGGTCGAGTACTTCCATTTCCGCGCGCCCGACGACTGCTCGATCGCTAGTTTCATCGCCTCGCAGCTATCCGATTCGAGTGACTACGTCACCATGAAGGCAGCCAGGCTGGTATCGGTCGAGTGCGTCGGCCGGCTGCTGAACTGAGGGAAACCAAAATGCTCGACGAAATGAAATTGCGCGGGCTGCAGTCCCGCGCCAGCAGGACCGATGGCCGGATTCCAGCACAGATCAGGCCGCGCGAATTGACTGAGTTGGTGGCCGAAGTGATTGCTGCTCGCGAGGCCATTCGAAAGCAAACAGCTGCGCTCAAACTAGCCCTGCCCGTTTTGGATGAACAGCTGCAAACGCTCTGCGAATCGTACTGCCCGCCATGCCAGCAGGGCGAGCTCTACGACTATTCGGAACTGAAGGAGCCGGAGCTTGGATGGATCACCAGCGCCGAAGCCGCCCTGGACGCCGTCGAGGCCGCGCTGAAAGGCGAAGCATGAGGCCGAAACGCGTTATTCTTTTGGTTGATCAGGATGAGCAAACGCTTATGGAGCGTCGGTTTCTGCTGGTGACTTACGCTTACAGAGTCATCGCCGCCAGGAACACCGCCGAGGCGCTCAAGGCCTATATCGCACCGCAGAGCATAGACCTGGTTTTAGTGAACGATTGCCCGCATGTGGTCGACGGCGCGTGGTTGGTCCCGCGGCTCAAACGGGCGCGCCCCGATGTTCCCGTGCTGTTGCTGGTTGATAGAGCCGAAAGCTGCCCTCCGGAGGCCATCGCAGTGTTGCGCGAATGCCAGCCAGCCGACCTGCTCGAGCGGATCCGGATCATGAGCCAACCCAAGCGCGGGCCGCGCGAAGGAGCCCGGCGAGTAGTTAAGCCTGAGCCTTCCACAGTTTCCACATAAGCCTGTGAATTCCACCGCTAAATGTCCTTGACATTCCCAGACCACCCGACTAGCGTTGGCAAAATGTTTGCTAAAGTCTTCTCCCAAATCTTTGATTCGAGCATCGCACGAGACTACGCGGTCCGGCACATGTTCATGGACTTTCTTGTTTTGGCCGACCGTGAAGGCGTGGTCGACATGACCGTGGATGCCATCAGCCGCCGCACAAACGTTCCCCAGGAGATCGTAAAACACGCAATCGAAGAGCTTTCAAAGCCCGACCCATTAAGCCGATCGATTGAGGAGCAGGGGCGGCGTCTCCTTCGCCTCGATTCACATCGTACCTGGGGATGGCAGATCGTCAACTACGATCACTACCGAAACCTGGTCGATGAGGAGAGCCGGCGGGCCTATTTCCGCGACCGAAAACGCGACCAGCGAAAACGGTCAAAAACGTCTCCACCGGTCCAACTTGTCCGAGACAGTCCAATTTTGTCCAACGATGTCACACAGGCAGAGGCAGAGGCAGATGCAGAGGCAGAGGCAAGGGGAACGCGCCCCTCGTTCGAGCCCGACGATTTCAACCAAGACCCCGAAGCCAACATCCCGGAGGGGATGACGATTTTGCAGTACGCCGGCTTCGTGCTTCAACAGGCCAGCATTCCGGCCGGCTACGCCCTCAAGGTCAAAACCGGCGACACAATCGAACTGCTGGCCAAGGATGAGGGCTGTTCGCTCGCGGAGGCCACCAGGCGCCTGTTGGAGCGCATGCGCAATGCGGGCCCGCAAAAGTGGAATTTCTGGTTGCAGGATGGTGGCTGGAAGCAAGATGCTGGCATGGACGCGACCGAAAGAGCCTTTCTCTACGGAGTTTCCGATGACTGAAAAACAGCTGCTCGCGATTTACAAGAAAGCCTGCGCCGCGGCCGGACGCCGCGAGGATCCGCTCGCCAGCGCCGCCTGGCAGGACGTCCTGCAGGCTTTCTCGAGGGATGAGGTATCCGCGGCCCTGTCCGGCTGGTGGAACGATACAGAGCCCACCCAGGGCAGCCTGATGCCCCGAGGCTCGACGATGCCCAGGCCGGCCGACCTGAAGAGCCGGATACTCAGGGCACGCGACGAAGCCAGCCAGAACAGCGCCCAGGCCCGGGCCGACCGGGAACGGATCGAGGAGTTCTGGCGCATCGCCGACGAGCGTGGCTTCACCGACGAAGAGATCCGGAGGAAGTGGCCGTCCTACGTGGGCACCAGGCCGGCCCCGCGTCAGGAGGCCATCGCGTGAGCTCCAAAACAAAGATCGAATGGACGGACGCCAGCTGGAACCCCATCCTGGGCTGCAGCCGGGTGAGCGAGGGCTGCCGGCACTGCTACGCCGAGGGCATCGCTGGACGCTTCAGCCAGGGCAAGCCCAGCGTGTACTCAGGGCTCGCAGTCATGACAAACGGTCACGCGCAATGGACCGGCAAGATCGTCGAGACCAGGCAGCTGCTCCAACCGCTCTCCTGGCGCCGGCCGCGGCGAGTCTTCGTGAACTCCATGAGCGACCTCTTTCACCCCGGCGTGAGCGATGAGTTGATCGATCGCATTTTTGCCGTGATGGCGCTGGCCGAGCAACACACTTTCCAGATCCTCACGAAGCGCCCCGAGCGCATGCTCGAGTACTGCTACAGGCTCGACACGCGAGCCGCCAGCGTCTCTCTCGCCATGGCGCGCACGGATTGGTGGGATTCGCCCAAGGCTTCGCCATGCGCAACTGGAGCCATCGAGGATCTAATCAACGCGGGGCCGCTTCCGAACGTCTGGCTGGGCGTGAGCGTCGAAAACCAGGCCGCGGCCGATGAGCGGATCCCGCTGCTGCTGAAGACGCCGGCGGCCGTGCGCTTCATTTCGGCCGAGCCGCTGCTGGGGCCGGTTTCTTTGGCTCAGTGGGGTGAAGAGGGCCTGGAATGCGAATGTGGTTGGCGCGGTCTAGAGGGCGCTGCAATGCGCGACGAACCAGACCCGGACGATTACGGGTTTTCGTGTCCAAAATGCGGCGAAACCTGCTCTCATACATCACTCAACGAACGGCTCGGCGAAGGCCTCAATTGGGTAATCTGCGGCGGCGAAAGCGGACCCCAGGCGCGGCCCATGCACCCGGACTGGGCCCGGAGCCTGCGCGATCAATGCAAGGCAGCCGGCGTGCCATTTTTCTTTAAGCAACAGGGCGAATGGATCGAGATACCGGCCGTCCAGACTGCTGGCGACGTCATTCAACTGAACGCCGGAAGCAACGATCGGGTATGGGTTGCCCGCCGGATCGGCAAAAAAGCCGCCGGCGCGCTGCTCGATGGCGTCGAGCACAGGCAGTTCCCGGAGGCGCGGTGAGCATCAAGGCGATCGAGCCGGCGCCCAGGATGCCGCGCACGCCACGGGAATGCCAGGCGGCGGCCGACGCTGCCGCGTGGGCGCTTGCGCTTGACTCCTGCCGGCAATACGAGTTAATCGAGGGTGGGCCATTGATCGACGTCGACCGCTGCCTGCTGATCCTGGAACGAGCCAAAAAACGGGGCATCACGCCCGCGAGAGTCGAGAGCCTATGAACGAGCTGCGCATTGAAGTGCCCGGCATCCCGCCGAGCGTGAACGAATACAAAAAGTACCGCATCGTTTCTGCGCGCGGCCGGAAGCCGGTCGCGCTCTGGTACCTTACCGCCAAGGCAAAAGCCTGGTTCCGAGACGTGGCCGTGTTCGCCCGCGGGGAGCAGCTGCGGGCTGAGGACTACTCGATCAGCTACGTCGTGTTCCTCCAGGATGCCCGGATCCATGACGTCGACAATTTCGCCAAGTGTATCCTCGACTCCCTGGCCGAGCAGCACGGCTGCGGGGCAATTGACGACGACAAAAGGGTGGCGGAGATCCACGGGTACCGGCGGATCGACCGCACCAACCCCAGAACCGTGATCGTGATCCGGATCGCCCAGGGGAGCCTTTTATGACGCGCAGAATGTTGGTGCTCGAACAATGGAACGAGTTCGTGCGCATGACGCTCCGGCCTGACGCGCCGGCCATCCAGAAGCTGGAAATGCGCCGGGCTTTTTACGGCGGCGCGTACATGATCCTGTTTCGGGTCATGGCCGAGCTCTCCGCGGGCGGCGAAACCACGCCGGCCGACCTCGAAACCATGAGGGACATCCACCGGGAATTGACAGAGTTCCTAGAGTTGGTGAAAGCAGGACGGGCGTGAGTGTGATCGATATCCGCCAGGGCCACGTCCTCGATGTGCTGGCCGAAATGCCGGCCGAGTCGATCGACTGCGTGGTCACCAGTCCGCCCTATTGGGGCCTGCGCGACGCCGGAGGCGGCCTGAAGCGCCTGAATGACACGATCGACGTCTGTTCCATCCATCGCGACAGAGCCATCGCCACCGGCGGCCAGATCCAGATTGTGGAAAAAAGTACTGGCTTTTCTGGCGATGGTCAGCATAAACTACCCTTCGACTCAAGTTGTTCCACAACCCGAAAGGACAATCCATGAAAACCAACGGGATCTTATCCGCAGGCCTCCAGCGCGTGCTGCTCGGCAGCGTGACCAAACAGAGCTCGAACGGCCGCATCGTCGTCCAGATGCGCATGCCCCTCACCGGCGAGTCCATGGGCACCCTGCCTGATTGGGTGGCGCGCGCCTACGAGGACGTCTCGAAAAAGTACTCGGACGTCGAGCCCGAGGTCCAGGAGATGAGCGACCTGGCGATCGCCTTCACGAACGAGAAAAAAGATGGCGAGATGTTCACCAAGCGCGCCGTCAAGATCGCCTCGGCGTCGCTGCGCGGTTTCAAGGTGACCCGCGTCGGCAAGCCCGATGAGCCCGAGGTCGAGCTGCAGTTCAAGCTCTACCTCTCGTTCGCGCGGGAGTTCTGGGCCTGGGCTGGCGAAATGGCCGGTGAAGAGGTCTACATGACGTTCCCAGCCGGCAAGCCGGACGAGGGGCCGGTGGCCGAGACCGGCGAGCTGCCCCTCGAGGCCCCGGAACCTGGGGAATCTGCCCCAGAGACCACCATGCCAGCGACGCCGGGCCTCCAGGAGGCCACGGGCGAAGCCGAGCCACCGAAGGACACCGGACCGGCCAAACGTGGCAAGGGGGCGAAGCCAGCGAAGCCGAAGGGCACGCCTAGCAACCTCCGGGAGTTCCACCAAAAAGAAGTGGCAGCCGGCCGTGCTGTCAATTGAGCGCACCGCAGAGAGGGCGGTGAGCGAACGGCCCATCCTGTTCTCCGGGCCGATGGTGCGCGCCATCCTCGAGGATCGAAAGAGCCAGACCAGACGTGTCATTAAGCCACAGCCACCGGTGGGCACCAGGAGCGTCTACCGGCCGTTCGCCGGCGAGCCTAATAACTGGCAGGGTGCGCGGCGTGACCTGATGGCCTGGTACGGCCGTTGCCCTTACGGCCAGGAAGGCGATCGCTTGTGGGTCCGGGAGACCTGGACAGGGACATGGACTGGGGCCGGCCTCTCCACGATGCACCTGCACTATGCGGCCGATGGCGGGGAACAGACGCTGAACTGCGACCCGGCGTACGTGCTACCGAAGGCCGCCGCAAAGGTGGACGGCTGGGTGACGCCCCTATTCATGCCGCGCTGGGCCAGCCGGATCCTGCTCGAGGTGATCGAGGTCCGCGCACAGCGCCTGCAGGAGATCAGTGAAAACGACGCTGCGGGAGAGGGCGTTGGGGTCTGGTTCGAGACGCACCCGCATCCTGGTTGGGATGGCGACCCTGATGAACACCGCAAAGGCTTCGCCGAGCTATGGGACGCGATCAACGGTAAGAGCCACCCCTGGGCGGGCAACCCCTGGGTCTGGGCGGTGACGTTTAAGAGAATTCTGGCCTAGCAAACTTCCACAATTCCGTGCTAACCTTTCAGGCGAAGGGAGCACCGGAATGGTCATGAACTGCGAAGCCCAGCCCCGTCGTACCGGCCGCGTTGCCTACCCTTGCATCGCCTGCGGCTCCCCCGTCGAGCCAGGCCAGGTCTACTGCGCGGTTTGCCTGCGCGCCATGGCCGAGCGCCAGCCTGAGGAGCGCCTGGATCCGGACGCCATTCTCGAGCGCCTGTGGCTGCGCAGCCAGATCGAGAACGAGCAAGCCGCCTAGCCCAAACCCGGTCGAATGTACAATCGGGCAGGAGGCTCAAATGCTGATCATTCTTATTATCGTGTTGCTTCTGGTCTTCGGTGGCGGCGGCGGCTACTACGGGTACAGCCGCTGGGGCGGCGGTGGCGGCGCCGGCATCGGCCTCGGAACCATTCTCCTGATCTTGCTCGTTTGCTATCTCCTGGGGCTGTTCCGCTAAATCCCCTCCGGATCCAGGCTGCTCTGGTCGGTCCCAACCATCCCCATGAACCTCGCAGACACCGCGGAAACATGGGTTATATAAAATGCGCGAAGAGAGGGATACCGCCTTTGTGGCCCTTGAACGAAACTGAGTTGCTCACGCTGCTGAATGCCATCTTCGGCGCGGCTCTGGTTTTCGTGTCCACCTTGTACTGGGTGGGGAGAAAAGCCAGCCACGCCAAGGCGGCGGCTGCGACTAAAGGCGCGGAAGCGGTGGCGCTGCGAGTGACCTCGCTTGAAGGCAAACTGGCGTTGGTAGATCAGGCCGTAGTTCCGATCTCAGCCGCCTTCCAGGCCATCCTGATCAAGGAGTTGACCCATTACCACACCCCGGAGATGGATGAGCTGCTAACGAAAGTGGGGCCGCCGAGCACTCTCACCGCATCTGAAATAGACGATCTGGCGCGCCTGCTGCAAGCCAGGACAATCGACATGGGTCCATTGATCTCGGAAGCAGAGCGCGGGGCCGCCTACATCCTCCCCATCGTAATGAAGCGCGCCAGCGACGAATATAAACTCCTCGAGGCGGCCGGCAAGTTGAGGAGCACGCTGGTCACGGTCGCAGTGGCGCACCTGATGGACCTTTAAAAGCGCGGCGTCTACGGCACTTGGCACCACGTCAGCGCAAAGCATGTTGCGCGGTACGTCAATGAAGTCACCTTCCGGCTGAACGCTGGCAATGTGGCCAATCACACCTTGGCTCGGCTGGATTCGTTCATCGCCGCAGTTGATGGACAACGTTTGACTTACAAGAGGTTGACAGCATGAAAGAAACGCCCGAAGTGTTGGACAAGATAACCGATGTTGTACTGGCCTATAAGCCAAAACCGAAGAGCAAAGCAGCCGGGAAACGGAAGCGGAAAGAGAAGAAACTTGAAAATCCTGATCGCGTGTGAGTTCTCTGGCGCGGTCAGACGCGCCTTTCGTGAGCGGGGCCATGATGCGTGGTCCCTTGATATTCTTCCGGCTGCGGATGGGAGCGAGTTCCATATCGTAGGTGACGCTTGGGATGCCTTGCTTCCGTACACCTACCAGTGGGACATGATGATTGCCCATCCGCCTTGCACCCACTTGACCGTTAGCGGCGCTAGATGGTGGAAGGATCGGCAGGACGAGCAAATACAGGCGATAGACCTGTTCATGCTTTTCGCCAATGCCGATATTCCGAAGATCGCCATCGAAAATCCCATCGGCCTGATGTCTACACGTTGGCGCAAGCCAGATCAGATCATCCAGCCTTGGCAGTTCGGGCATGGCGAGATCAAAGGGACGTGTCTTTGGCTGAAAGGTTTGCCGCTTCTCCAGCCGTCCAACATCGTCGATGGAAGAGTACCGAGGGTGCATTATGAATCTCCTGGAATCAAGAACGGTCTTACCCGACAGCAACGGCGCTCAATCACCGACCCAGGCATTGCTGACGCAATGGCCGAGCAGTGGGGCTGATTCATGGCCCACGGAAGTCAAGTATATAATTCCCTTTAAAAGGGACTTGAGTCCCTAGTACCCGTTGCTTCCGTTGCTTTGCCAGCGATCTTGCCCCTCATCGTGATGAGGCTTATATCCCATCACGATGAGGGATTGCATGGTCGCAACCAGTGTTCGTCCAAACTCGCGTGTGCCCGCAAATGTGCAGAATCTAGCACCGTGAACCCGCGATTCATGGTCTATCGGTGCCCGACCTGCCAGAATTTCCTCGTCCATGGGCAGCATTTCGTGACAATCAGGACACTCGAACAAAAACGAGCAAGAAGTTCCATCGGTGACCTCTCGGAACTGCCCAAGTTCTGTGTCAACAAGTCTGCTCATCATTCACTTCCCCTTTAAAAACCGCGCTCACTTCCCCACAAAGTGCAGGCCGATGTTGATGGCTGCAGCTGCCAGCAGGCTCACCAGCAGCCAGATAGCTTTATTTGAATTTTTCGTGAATCGCGCCACAGCGTCCTCGACCAGCAAAAGCCGCGAGCTCATTGAAGGATTCTCCTTGTCTGCCCCAACGTAAAGATCGGTGAACATTTTGTTGACCTTATCTTCCAATGGGCAATCCTCCGACGAATTGCAGACGACTGCCCCGCGGTCCAAGCCCCGATATGCCACGTTTGCTCCTTGACCTTCAAAAAGAAGACTCCTACGGCAATTATGGTTTCGCCGGGTTGTAGGTCCCTGAGACCGTCGGCAAGCTAGGCGCCTTGGGAGCCGGAGCCTGAACCGGCGCCGAACTCCCTGTCACACCCGCCCGCGTCGTTGCAGGAGCACTCGCCAACGGGCTTGATGCCTCGTACGAGCCCGAGATCGTGGGCGCTGCAGGCGACGGGATCGATGCCTCAAAGAAAGCCGATGGACGAGACGCCGCGCCTCCGGAGGCAAGAGTTACGGTCGCGTAGTAGCAGTAGGTCGTGCCAGCAAGGATCGTCGAATCTGCGTAGGTCCAGGCGGTATTGACCATGCCGGTGGCGACCACCTGCGTGCTCGTCAGGGCCGTGTACGCCGAGCTCCCAGGAGCTGGGCAAGAGGTCGTGCCCGTCGCGAGCGCGGCGCGATAAAGCTCGAGCGCGCAGGGCTGGGCCGTCGTACAACTGCTATCGATGATCGTGAGGGTTTCATTTGCCGCCTGGGCCTGAGCCCGCGGCGCGAAGCCGGCCAGGATGAGCAAAGCCGACAGGGTGAGCAAAACGTTCCGCATTTTCATAGTGTCCTCATTCGTTGGTTCATTACTTTCAGCGCCTCGATGCGCGCGATGCAGTCGTCAAGCCGTTTCAGGATCCAGCCCTCGCACAGCGCGTGCGGCGGCTCTTTCGCCAGCGCAGCCTGCAACGCGTCAAGCCGCAGCACGATCCGCTTCACTTCCGCCCGGTCGTCCACGCCTCGCGTCCCGTTCGTCATCGCCGCGCCTATGGAGTGTACGTGATTACCACGATCCCGTGGCCGCCATTGCCGCTGCTGCCTGCGCTATAGGCACCGCCGCCCCCGCCGCCGCCGTACAGGCCGCCCGTGCCGCCATTGCCGCCGGAGTTGCCTGCGTTGCTGCCCGCGCCCCCCGCGCCGCCTCCAGAGCCGTAAGCGCCCCACTCCAGACCCGCGCCGCCGTTTCCGCCATACAGGCCCGTGTTGGAACCGCCGCCGCCGCCGCCTGAAGCGCCGTTTGCGTCTCCGCCGCCGTTCCCTCCGTTGGCTGAGACGAGGCCCGCCGCGCCGCCCGTAACGCTGCCGGTGTAGTTAGCCCCTCCAGCGCCAAATTCAATACCGGCGCTTCCTCCGCCAGACCCGCCGCCGCCGGCACCGACCGCATTCGACAGCCCGTATGCCGCGCCACCGTTTGCGCCCGCGCCGTTCGGGCCGCCAGCGCCCCCAGCGCCACCGGGGATATGATTCCCGTTCCCAAAGCCGTTGCCGCCGTTTACGCAGGTGCCCGTGCCGCCTGTTCCGCCGCTAATCGTGCCCGCGGGGCCGCCTGCCCCTCCCCCTTTTGCAATCACTGAGGAGCCGAAGGAGCTCTGGCCGCCAGCCGTGGACGTGACGCCATTCGCACCCCCAACACCGCCTGCGCCCACGGTCACGGTGATGTTCGCCCCTGACGCGTAGCTGACAGAGATGGACTTGCAGTATTCTCCGCCGCCGCCGCTCGACTGGCAGCAGCCTGATGCCCCACCCGCGCCGCCGCCGCCGATGGCTTCGACCGTGATGTTCGCGCCGTTGGTCGTTGCATGCCAGGCAGACTGGGTGCTGGTGCAAAATTCCCGCTGCTGAGACCCTACGACGACACACGCGCAGACCGGCGAATTGATGCAGACCGCAGGGCCCGCTGCGACCGCAACCCTGTGCCGCCCCGGCCCCACGTTCTGCGCGAGAGCCGCGACAGATAAGAGCAGGAAACCTGCAAGCCACTTCTTATTTCGTTCCATAGATTTCCACCGTAATAGTGTTTGCCGTGCCGTCGGGCGAAGGCGTCCATTTGATGTAGCCGCCAGAGCTGATCGTCGTGGTACTTCCGGGGGCGATCGCCGTCGCAAAACCGCTGGCACAGGTCAAAGTCGAGGCCAATAGGTTGTTCCCGCTTCCGTCCGTGATGGTGATGGTCGTACCGGTCCCCGCGTCCACTGAGCACGTTGCGCCCGTGATTGTCCAGGTCACCCCGTCTTTGTTCTGGCAAATCTGATTTGTGGCGTAGGTGCCCGTCGCAAGCGCCGCCGTTCCTCCGCCGACGCCGTCGCCGCAGTACCATTTCTTGTACTGCGCAGGCACCGAAGGAGCCTGATAACTCGGCATCGCACTAAGGCCGTTGCCGGTGAGAGGATCGCCGACGGGCCCTGCGGGCAGGCGTACAACGTTGCCGCCCGGTCCGACGATGAAAATGTCGCCCACTGTGAACGCGGTGGAATTCGTCGTCGGCTTGAGCGCCAGGATCCCAGCCTGCATGTTGTAGAGGCCGCCCGTCACAAAGGTTATCGTGTCGGAGAGGCTTCCGGCGCCAGCCTTGGTCCCGTAGAAACTCGTGTAGCTAAGCGCCGCATCCACATATCCGGAGGTCTGCAGCGCAATATAGCCGTTTGCCTCCGTCATGGTCGCCACGCCCGCGCCGCGATTGCTGCCGGAGACGAAAATCAGGTCATTGGCTACCGTCGTCGTGATCGATCCGGTCGACAGGGTTTGCGAAGAGGCAAAAGTGTGGGTCGCTGAGGCTATGGTGTGGGCATCGATGCAGGAAGAGTTAGCGACGTTGGCAAATTCATAAGCCGACACGATGTTGTAGCCGTTAGTTACGCCGTTGATCGTGGCCGTCGTAGAGCCGCCCACCGCGCCGCAGGCCACAAACTGCTGTATATCGAATTCGCCGGAGAGCAGATTGCTGTTGGCGAGGGTGAAGGTGTCCCCCTGGGCGTCGCTGATTGTGGGCGTGCCGGTGCCGTCGTTGTGCATGAGCTCGACGACGAGCGCATCGCCTGGATTCACGTTCGCGGTCAGAGTGATCGAGGTGCACGGGGGACCGCCGCTCGTGCAGTCAGCCACCAGCTTGCTTTGCACCAGCGTGGGAACCACATTGCTCCCGGTGATAATCCCGCCTTCGTTCACGTGGTAGTTGGTGCTGTCTGACCAAATCGAGACGCCCATCCCTGGAATCAGCGAGCCGGTGCCGAGCGCTACGCCCAGCGCGCTCAGCAGGCTCGATCCGCTCGTGGGGAGCACGGAAAACGCCGCAACGCCCTCATTCGAGACAAAAATCGTCCACGGCGCGGCAGGCACAGAGGTGGGCAGCGTGAGTACGCAAGCCGCCGCGCAGTTGAACAGGATGGCCTTGTTATTGTCCCCTGAGACGGCCGTGTAACTGCCGGTCTGAACGTTTACGCCGTTCAGGCCGCCCCCGCCGCCGCAACCGCTAAAGACGCCGGCGGCCGAGATGGTGCATCCGGTCGCCGTTTTAGGCGCGTACTTTCCAGTCGACTGGCCGACCATGATCTGACCGGCCGACGGGGGCGTGCTACTGCCGGTTCCGCCGTTCGCAGGCTGCTGGACCTGACCCCAGAGGAGCGCCGGCCAAAGAACGACTAAACCGCCAAGGATTCGCTTAAAACTCGCCATAGTGAACCATCCCAGTAGAACTGAGCTGCCTGCCACTGATTCAGAATAAATGAAGCATTGTTGTCAATGTTCCCGCTTGACGCCTGTACCGTGCATGCCCCGCTCCCGACGTTTTTAACCCAGAGAGCGAAACCCGTCGAAAAGGTGACTGGCAGCGTGACGGTCACCGCCGACGATGAGTTCTCTTGAATGATGGCGCCGAGGTCCGTCGAGAGCGCGGCATAGCTCGCCGTTTGCGGGTTGATCGTCAAAAGCCCAGCGCCGGCAGGGACGGCAAAGGTGCCGTCCGCCTTGAGAAATTTCCCCGCCGCGGCCGACCCAGCCGGCGGCGCCGGGACGTTGCCCGCTTTGCCTCCGGAGCCCGAGTCGCCCACCATCACCGGGTCGGTGGCTGAGATGTTGACAGTTGGCGAGCCGCTGTCGTCGGCAAAAACCACGTTCTGCAGGCCGGTGGCAGGGGCCGGCGTGGTGGCGTTGAGGTTGACTGTCGTCGCAAGGCTCATCGTTGGCTCCTTAAGCCGCGCCAGGCACGCCGGTGGGCACGTAAATGTATGGTGTCACATCGGCCAGAGACTGGAGCGCAGCGCCGAAGGTGTTGAACGTACAGATTTTGAAATAGAGCACCTGGCCGATGTAGGCAGGCGGCATGGTCATCTTCAGGATTCCCGCCTGGCTCGGGCCCACCACGGCGAAGCGCATGCCGGCCGGATGGTCGATCCCCGGGCCGCCCGAATTCGGCGCCAGGAAGATCGAACGGCGCAGGGAGTTCCCAACGCCCGTCGCCTCGAGAGTGTAGGCATTGGGGCCTGTGAGCGTGGCCACCGCGTAGCTCATGAGTTCGTAGCCGAACCCGGCGCCGCTCGGCGAAGCCACTGCCGAGCCGGCGACCTCGATGGTGCCCGCAAGACCCACAGGAGAGCCGGCGACGTTCACCTGGAGCGGATCGCCTGCAGCCACGATCGTGCCGTTCACGTCGACAATGAGCGCGCCGCCCTCGACGTAGCACGGTACTTCGAAGTTGTTTTCAACCGTTGTGGAATAGGACTCAAGCGCCCCGTCCGATTCGGCCAGGTTGACCTCGAGGTTGTTCGTCGAGTCTGGATCGGCAGCGGCTGGCCAGTCGGCAGTGACCTCGCCTGTGACGGCCGAGCCGATCACGATGTTCGAGTTCGCGTCTGCGCCTCCAGGAGCCGGGTTGTAGCTCACGCCGCCATCGGTCGAAACGAAGATCTGCGCGCCGCCATAGTTCGCGTCGTTGCTCGAAACCACCACCCAGATCTCATCGCCGGCCGAGCCGGGATAGAGGCCCGGCGTCGGCTCGAAAATGATCGGCGCGTTGGCATTGCCGGCGCTTTGCTGGGGATTGACCGGGGTCGGCGCGGGCGTGGTCGCGGGGAGCAGCGCGGGTGCGCACATCCCGTAAACGAAGGGCTCGGCCGTCACGGCGAAGCTGCCGTCGTCCTGTTCGTTGTAGCTGGTGATTCGGACCGGGACCCCGATGATGCCCTGGAGCTCATCGGTGAGCGTCACGAGATCCATGGGCGAGAGCAGCGACCAGCGCGCGGTCGTTCTGAAGCTCCACACATCGCCGCCGTACTGATTGCGCCGCACTTGGATCCCGAGAATGGTGCGCGCGATCGAGGGATCCTGGACCGCATTGTTGGTGACCGGATCATCCTTGCGGACCCCATAAAGCCCGAGCGTGGCCGGATCCGGCGTCTGCACGGTGACCTGGGCATAGTTCGCGTTGCGGTCGACGCACTGCATCTGAAGCACGTTCGGCAGATCGATGCGCACTGCGGTATCGAGCGAAGGGCAGTCCGAGAGTACGAAGTCGCCAGCATCGGCGTCGAGCTCGGCGACGGGCCCGGCGGCCGAGGGCGCCTGGTAAAACGCTCCGTTGCCCGCGGCCGAGACCTCGGAGTAGGGATAGAGGTAGAACTTGGCGCCTAGAAACACCGGGGCGGCATTGGCAGCGCTGCAGAGCGTCTTGATCCAGTCCGACGCCGCCGACTGCGAATTCATCGTGAGCGAGCCCCAGAGGCCGTTGGCGCGGCATTGCGCGCGCACCAGGTCAAAGGACGGGATGTCGACGAAGTCCCCGAGCGGTCGTGGATAGGGCACCGGCTCGGTGGCCTTGATGGCGAGCAGACAGATCGAAGCCGGCGAGCCAGCTGCTCCCGCAGCCGCGAACGCACCAGGTGAGTGAATGATGCGCTCCTGCATTTGGAATGTGCTCGGGGACCGCCCGGGGAAGTTCGCCGGGGTCACCGCGCGCCACAGGGGCTCGTCCGCGACCGGTGAGGCCCCGCCACCGGGATAAAGCGAGATGGCCAGCAGGTAACCAGGCAGGCCCTCGGCGACGCTGCTAGAGGCCTGCGCGGGGCCGCTTGAGGAGGTCGCCACGGCGTCGACCGTCTCGCCGCCTAGATAGCCCGGGGGAATGCTGTACGAGACAAGCAACCCCACCTGGGTGACCACCATATTCCCGGAGTAGTTCGAAAGCTGAACGGTGGCGTTGAACTGAAAATTAAAGCTGGCGGCCTCGAGCGCAGGCGCCGTCGTGCCGAAGCTGGGGCCGGTCCACACCCCAGAAAATGGCGGCGGCGGGAAAGAGCCCGATGGGACGCTGGCAGAGAACTCCAGTGAGCTGTTGTCAGTCGTGAGCGTCGAAACAAAGGTCACGACCGGCTGGATGGCGGTGACCACGACACCGGCTGGCAAAGCAGGCCACTCAAATCCACCCCATTCAAGGACCGTGTGCACATTCTCGTAGAGGTTGAACGGCGGGTAAACGCCGCTAACTGCCATCATCCCGCCGTCCACCGTTGCGCTGGCGGTGGCAGTGTTTGTGGGACCGGCCGAGGCGCTGGCGCCGCTCGTGGTTGGCGGAACGAAGATAGTGCTTCCGGTGGAAGCGCCTACCCCGCCGATCTCAAGGATTCCCATGCCCCAGGGAGCCGACGCGCCGGAGACGGTGACCGTGTTCGGACCCCCGACCGCATAGGCGTACCAGACCTGGTAGCCGAGCCCGTCGCCATAGACCTTGGTCCAGGTTTCGCCGTTCGTCGAGCTGATCCCGAGCGTGCCAGAGCCGGTGGCCGTCGCGATGAGAATATTGCCGGCGGCGTTCGGCATGTCGTACATCATCGGGGGCAGACCCACGGTGGCGCTGGCGTCGACCTTCTTCTGGATCGTGCCAGGCAGGTCGTAGCTCGAGAGCCCGCGCTCCATCTGGGTCGCCGCCGGCTGGGGCTGCACGGAGGTCTCGGCCGCGATCGCCGCCTGCGCCATGCCCGACTTATAGATGTCCTCGATCATGTCCACAAAATCGGCATCCCCGCTCGAGTACACCCCCCACTTAAATGCAACCTCCGGATTCAGCTGCGGGATCGCGCCCGAGGCCCCGAGGTCGAGTTCCGAGCTCTGCAGGCCCGCGAAATGTGGATAAACGATCTGCTGAGAGCTAAGGCCGGCGTTCGCGTACTCGTCGCCCGAGCCGAGCTGGGGCTCGAAGGCCATGGCGAGCCTTGCGATCGGGGGCTGGTTCGAGGTCGCTGCGGTGAGCTGGGCGTAATACACGTTGACCGTGCCGGCCGGGAACGACTCGGCGTCCAAATAGACGGTGGCGCCCATGCCCTGCTGCCAGCGATAGCAGAACGGCCAGGTCCGGTAGCTCATCGGATTGGTCGGATCCGGCCCGACCTCAAGCTCGTTCCAGAGCGGGATTTCCCAAGAGCCCGAGAGCGTCTGCGGCCCCTGGCCACCGTAATCGTCGACCGAAAAACTGTAGCTCGCGGTGAGCGTGACGGCGATCACGAAGTAAAAGTTCGGGTCCGTGACCGTCAAAGACTGCCGGCCGCCGGCGCCGGCAAACGACTGCTCCTGAAAGGCCAGGGGCGCGTTCGACCCATTGTTCATCACCTGGAGCACGCCGCGGATCGGATTGTGTCCAAGGAGAAAGTCTATGTTTTCACAGTAGTTAGTGATGCCCTTCTTCAGTTGCTTGAACTTTTTGGTACCGGCGCCGCCTTGCCGAAGGTTCGCCGCCCAGATGGCGAGCAAGTTGGACTGCGTTTGACCGTACCCAACCGGGATCGTCGCGCCATACGCCGAGGCCTGCAGAAGCGAACCCATAGCGGTGGGGCGCTGCGCTGCCTGATCTTTGAAAGTGACCGTCATGCGGGCTCCATCTTAGCGAAGGGGTCAAAGATCTCCATGGGCCGAAACGCCGTGAGCCTATGCGTCGTGAGGGTGATTTCATGCACGCCGTCGACGCCGGCATGCACGCCGCGGGGCCAGGAGGTCACAATCGCGCCATGGTTGAAGACTTTGCTCTGTATCACCCGGAAGAGCACCAGGTCGCCCGGCTCAGCTTTCGAGTCCGCCCGGCAAAGGCAAAGGGAGCGAGCGCCGTCGACGCCAAAGCGCACCAGGCCGCGGAGGTAGCGCTCGTGCGAGCCGTGCAAAAACCAGTCGTGCCGATAGGGATCCTCGAGTCCATCCCAAAGATCCGGCTGTGCGGTGCCGATCTCAATCAGGTAGCAGCCGAGCAAAGTGGCGCAATCGACGCCGGCGCCCTTCATCCGGCCCCCAAGGACATAAGGCGTCCCGATGAACGAACGCGCGATTTCGACTGCCTCGGCCCGCGTTTTCATGGCTCAGACCGCCTGCGTTGGATTTGGAACGAACGGGAACCCGGAGTATCCCTCGTCGCCCAGGTTGATCGGCGCCGTCGTCGAAACATAGAACGTATCGACACCGGGCGTGGGCGGCCAGGGCAAAGGCGAGTAGATCACGAACTCGGAATGGTGGTTGCCGTCGCCGTCGGTCCACTCGCCGTTCTGGCCGATAGCGGACCAGGCGCCGGCAAGCGTTGCTCCCGGACCGGAAAGGAAAACCATGTAGCCGCCAGAGAAAAGGTCGCCCGAGTAGATCCTTCCAGCCGATGGCGACGTACAGTCCGCCACGATGTAGGTCTCGGTCGACGGCCGGATGCAGCTGAAAACCGGAATAGACGGGTCGCCCGGTGGCAAGGTCACCGCAGCCGTCGACGCGAGCGTGTTGGTCACCTCTACCACGGTCGAGGGCACCTTTTGCTTGAGCACGTCCAAATAGCTCTTGGTATTGAAGATCAACTTGTTGCGCGCGATTTTGCAATTCTGGACCCGGCCGCCGTACCACTCTGCGCAGCCCAGAGTGTCGGCGTCGCCGGGCGTGGGCATGAAGCACCGAAGGATCAGCGCCGGCCAGTTGTCATAAAAATGCTGGGCGGCCAGCTGGTAGGGAGATGCCGTCGCGGTGCTCGCCGTTTTGGAAGCCTGCGCGCTGGCCCCAGGCGACCAGGTGATGGCCAGGGCCTGGGCGTCAAGCCCCACCTTCGCCTCAACGCCGGCGCGCGATACCACAGCCGGATTGAAGAGCCCATAGGGCTTGTAGAGCACCGGAGCCTCGTGGTTGGTGAGATAGAGCGCGTTGGGGCTCTCGGGCGGCCCGATGAGGATAAGATCGCGGATGATCGGATCGTCGGTCGAATTCAGGTAGGCCTGGGTGGCGACCGTCGTGTCCGAACCATCGCCGCCGATCGTCCGCCTCATGAGGGCACCGGCCTTGCAGTCCGGAGCACCAGCGTCCCGGATCCGTTCTGCGATTCTGAGCCGCCGACGGTCCAATAGCCGCCGCCCTGCCCGGCTGGTGGCTGGCCGGCCGAGGAGCCGATGCCAGCAAACTTCTCGAAGTCCTGTGAGTCGGCGTCGAAGCGCACCCGAAAATAGAAGTGAAACTGCGCGGTAACCGGCGCCGCGGGGCCGGCGTAGTAGCCCTGGTCTTCCCAGATCAGCGTTCCCGCGCCGTCGGGCGTGGCGCCGCCGGCGTCATTGAATGCAGGGGCTGAGGCCCCCGAGGTTCCGGCGCTGCCCCCAGCGCTGCCCTGGTCAGTCCAGACCGCCATTGTGCCGCCCGTGCCGTCGTTCGTGGTCCCCCCGGAATCGTTGAAGGTGGGAATGGTAGCGCCCAGCGTGCCAGCGGTCGTGATCTTCTGGATATGCCCGGCCGGATCGACGATCTCGTAGCCGAGGGCAACCACGGCAAGGGCAGACCAGGCCCGCGCCGTTGCCTTCTGGATGTGACCGGCGGGGTCGAGGATCTCAGTATTCAGCGCATAGACATGCATGGCTGCCCAGGCGGGGGCACCAGGCCCCCACTTGAGCACCATGCCCAGCCAGGAGTAACCAGGGATGGCAAGGCCAGGACCATCGAGGGTGTACTCATTGGCGCCGCTGCCGGCAGTGGCCAGCGTCCCATCAAGATACACCGATATGGCGCCGTTGAGGTCCGTGATGTCCTCATAGCTCGCGCCGTCGAGCGTGCGCTGCACCGGCGAGTAGTAGGCGCCAGCCCCATCCGAAACCAGGGCAAGCTCTGCGAGAGGCGCGTTCGGCGAGCCAGAGACCAAAGCCGGCCCGACATAATTGTCGTCCGGATCCGTGTAAAGGAACGGCGCGGCCGAGCCGTACTGATCGTTGAAAAAGCCCATGAGCGTCCGGAGCTCGCTCACCGTCGTGAAGCTGCCCCAAAAGAAGTCGTGCAGGAAATCGAAAATGAGCGTCCAGGTCCAGATTGGATTCACATACTGCGGCAGGCGGACTTCGTAGCCGTTCGACCCCTCTTCGTTGAGCGTTTTGAAGCCCGGCGCCTTCAATGAGGTATACGTGAGGCCAGGCAGGCTCGGAAATACAGGCAGGCTCATGCGAAGGCCTCCGGGCGAAGCATGGACTTGAGCCGGTTGATGGTATGCGCGGTCTGTGCCTCGTGCATCTCCTTGGTGGGCGCACCCCCGTAGTTGTTGGTCTGGTGGAGATGCGCGACTCGGCTGCCCCCGTTGTTGACCAGACTTTCGAAGTTCGAGGTTTGCGATGGCGAGAGCACCCGCTCGGCGCTCCCCGAGGTGTTAAAAGCGAAGCCCATGTGCGGCATCATGCCGCCGGTGTCCATGACGGCGTAAGCCATGGTCTCGGCGAACTGCAGCGCAGCCATCGCCGGGGCCTCGGGCGGATTGATCGCGGAGTAGTACGCCATCGCTCCCGCCGCGGCAACACCGGCGTCGCTCGAGACCATTGCGACGTTTGCGGTCTTCTGGACTGCAACCTGGGTGGCCATCCCCGAGACCTGCAGGAGCTTATCCATCGCCCACATTTCTGCCTTCTGGAGAATCCACCTCGCCACGAAATCCACAACCTGCAGTTCCATGTCGCCGAGCATATGACCGAACGCCTGGCCTGCCGTCTGCGACTTGGTCGCCCACTCATTGAAGGCCCGGGTGAAGTCGGCATTGAACTCGTTCGCGGCCTTTTTGTAGGCCTGCTCCATTTTGGTCGCTTCCTGCTGAACGATACGTTCCCGTTCGAGCGCGGCGCGCTGCGCCTCCTTCGTCATCTGATCTTCGAGTTTTTTGTACTCGATGGCTTCCTTTTCACCAGCGATCGGGTTAAAAAGCCCCTGCTCGGTCTTGAGCGCGCCCTGGGTCGTGGCCTCGCGGAGCTTCAGCGCGTCGAGCAACCGCTGCTCGGCCACCCGGTGCGAAATAATGCCGAGCTCTTCCTGGCCGCGGATCTCGACCTGGGTGCGTTCGAATTCCTGGTCGGCCGCCTCAATCAAAGCCGCCGCGGTCTCACGGGCTGCGTTGATCTGCTCTTCCCGGGTGCGGTTGGCGTTTTCGACTTCGACCCGGGTCTGCTCTTCGGCGCGCCGGCGGGCGGCCTCGTCCTCCTTCTGCTGGGCTTCAAAAGTGGCATTCATCTGCTCCTTGCCGAGCGCGGCGATCTTTTCCTTGGCCTGCGAAAGGGCCACCTGGTTCTCCAGCACACGAAGGGTCTCCCGTTCGGCCGCCGTGCCTTCCTTTGAGGTCGTGGCCTTGAGGTTATTGAGCTCGATTTGTTTGTCCATCGCCGCGATGATCTGCTGCTCGACGCCAAGCTGGGCATCGTCGGCATGCGCGGCCTCGATCTGAGCGCGGGCGATCTGCTCGGGAAGATTGTCGGAGGCAGCCCTGCCACCACCAGTCTTTCCGGCGCCGGTCAGTTTTTCGTGCTCCTGCTGGGCATCGCGCAGGCGCATCTGCTCCTCGATGGCCGCGGTTTCCTTCTTCGTGTCCGCGATCAGGAGTTCGGTCGCGGTGACTTCGTTGTTAAGGGGGGTCGGATCGACGCTCATGGTCTGCTGGGCGTGCAGATCCAGGAGCTTCTTCTCTTCCACGGCCGTGAAACTTTTCGCCTCGGCGAGCTGACCCTCGAGCGCGACCGCCTTCTCCATCCAAAGCGCGTGCTGCTCGAGGTCGACTTGTTCCTGGCGCGTCCCGGTGGTACTCGTCATACGCTGCAGCGTTGAGCCGGCCAGCGACTGCATCTTCAGAAGCGACTCCTCCTTGTCGATCAGCCCCTGTAGCTTGGCGTTCATTTTGTCGGCTTCGACCAGAGCGTCGTCGATCGCCTCTTTGATGGCGTTGGGGTTGGGCTTGTGCTCGAGCTTCGCGTTGGCCGCCTCGATCTTGTCGGCCTCGAGCGAGGTTTCGTCAATCAGGGTGCGATAGGATCCGTCGAGCGAGGAGAGCTTCTGCTCGAACTCGCGCGCGCCCTCGCCGCCCATGTCGAAGGCCTTGTAAAGCGCCTCGCCAAGGTCGTAAAGCAGGAACACGCCCGCGGCGAAGATTGCCACCGGGACCATGGCGGCCAGCATCGGGCCAACCACGGAGGATCCCGCGGCAACTTTTGCCAGGCCCGTCTCCATCATGTAAGCCGAGCCGGTCATAGCCCCCATGCTCACCTTCGCCGCCTCCATCGCCTCGGAGTGGCTGTAGGTTGCCACGGTGTCGACGCGCTGGGCGGCAGCGTTCGAAAGAGTTGCGGCGGTGTTTGCTTCCTCGCTGGCGGTGAGCTGCTGGACCGCGGCGGTGGCCATCGTACTCGCTTGCGCGTATTGCTGGATGATCGCCGCGGCCTGGGCGTTGCCACCCTCAGCGGCGGCTCCCAACTGAACCTGCGCTTCCGTAAGCGCCTTCGTGGCGGCGGTGGCCTTGGCCTGCGCTGCGGCGATCTGGTCGGCAGACGATTCGACGGCTGCCGTAGCCTGGGCGACCGCGGGCCCGACCCCGCTCGCGTCGGCTGTGATAATTACTCGGAGTTCGTCCGCCATTCCCGCTCCATGTCCGCAATCATTTTCAGCTGATCTGGCGTGCGCAGGAACGCCGGCATGTCGGCCAGCTTTCTGACGTTTCTGCGCGGCGGCATCTTGCTAAGCGCCTCGGAATTCATCCTAGCAGCCTCGCGCATCGATGGCCTTCCCCGCTTGCCGTCGCGGCCAGGAGCCTTGTAGTGGAGGTAGGCACCGACCAGAATGTCGGCTGGCGGGTGCTCGGCCATGAAGGCGTCAAGCATCCAGAAATCGGTGAGCAGGAGCAAGCGCGCGCGGTCCGGCGGGATCCCGTGCCAACGCGCCAGCGACCCAAAGATGTACTCGAGGTCTACTCGGCTGCCGGTGCCGCCGGCGCCGGTGCGTTTTTTTCCGACATCCGCTTGAACCCGTTCACCTCGTTGGCCGCATTGAGCAGGAGTTGAAACGGAGCCTCGCCGCCCTCGGGGTCGAAGGCATGCACGGAGCGAACCCAGGCCTCGGTGCCGCGCTCCGCGTCGCCGGCCGCAAGGATCGATGCGGCAATCATGGCGATGTTGAACTTCCGGCCCGACTTGCCCGTAAGATCGATGGTTTCGAGATCGCCGACCGTGATGGTGGCGAGAATGACTTCCTGACCTTCGATGAGAACCGGCTTCTGCATCGGGTCTCCTTTCAATTCAAAAAACGGGGTGCGGGCTTTCAAATGGCTTCGCCCCGCCTCGCTCCATCTCTCGACGGTGCGCGACGGGGCTCTCTTTGGTTTAACTTAGAAGGCCTGGTAGCTGATGAACGGAACGCCGTTCGGCCCCGCGAAGCCCTCGTAGTCGGTCGTGTACATCGTGTAGTCCTCGAGCTTGGTGGCGATGTCGATCTTGCCCAGGCGCACATTGGGGAGATAAAAGCCCAGGCCGCCGCCTTCATACGGGAACACGAGATTGAGCGCGATGAGCGGACCCCAGCCCATGGGGTGGGTCTGCGCGGTCAGCGTCGAGCCACCGCTCGCCGGCGTCCAGCTGTAGTTGATCAGAACCGCGTCGCCAGCCAGGCTGAAGGCCGGATCGAAGGTGTAGACGCCGGTCGCGAGATTCACCTTGTACTGGCCCGCGCCGGGCGTGCCCGTAACGGCCGTCAAGGCGACACCGGTCGCTGCCACGGTCACCCCGTAGTCGACCAGGGGCGTCAGAGCCTCGTTGGTCACCGTGACGGTCTGCGCCGTGGGGCTGGCAGGCAGCGTGTGCGACTCACCAGGGTAGGTCGTCGTGTCGACCGTTCCGGCGGCGGCGGCGTCGCCAAAGAAGAGCTGGCTCATCAGCAGGTTCGAGATCTGCGCGAACTCAAACGAGCCCTTGATCGAGCGCTTCCCGATGGCGGTGTCGACGGCCCACTGATCGATGCCGTAGAGCGACTTGATGTCGGCGCCCAGGGTGAGCTTGATGTTCTGAAGGACGCCGAGCGCCACCGGCGTCGGATTCGGGGCCGGATTGCCGGAACTGGGCTGCGGGGCTGCGAGAGCGACGCCGGTGCCAAACATCAAACCAGGAAGCTGCATGATCTAACTCCTTGGCCGGCTAAATGTGGCGCTGGGAGGCGCGGTTGTGTCCATTCTACTTCGTGCCTAAATCGACACCTTGTTCTGAATCGCCGCCGGCATCCCGGAGAGCACGACCCGGGCGGTCTGAAGGCCTAACAGATAGCCCGCCGAGACCTCTTCCGTTGCCTGCGCGCCAATAGCCGTGTGAAGTTCTTTCAGCTGGTCGGCGCGATCCCCGTCGGCGAGGGTTTTCACCTGGTCGAGGGCTGTCTCGATAAACATCGCCGCCGGTATGAGCATTTCCACCCCGCTGAAATTACTGCCCGCTCAAAATTGAGACCGGAAAGATCAGGCCGCTCCGGTTGTTCTGCAGGCCCTCGTTTAAGAGGATCCGGCCCTTCACTCTTGCATGATACACAACGCCGCCGAGCGTCTGTTTCTCGCCGCCCAGGAGCGGGATCACCGTCGTGCCGTCGGCCTTCAGGGTCTGCTGCTGCATCTGGTAGAGCACAGCGTCGCGCAAGCCGTTTACCTGGGTCGACGCGATCGCGGTCTCGCCGCCGGTGATTTCGCAAAGCACGGCCGCCCAGCAGTGGAGCTCATATTTCGGAAGCGGGAGCGCGTTCTCGATCACATCCTGGTCGCCTTCCACAATCCAGAGCCCAGGCAGGATGGCCGGCGTGATGGCGTCGCGCTGGGGCATGCGCCGGCCGGTAGCCGTCGGGTTCTGAAACACCGGGCCGCCCGAGGGTGCACCGGCCACCAGTAGCTGGGTCTGCGAGAGCAAACTATACAGATTTTGGAAGATCGTCTCGGTGGCGGTCATCATAGCTGTTTCTCGTGGAAAACCATGTGCACATAGCTCATGACGTAATCGTCGCGGCGGGCCTCGGTTTCAAAGGAGGCGCGCTGCGGTAATAGCCGGCCCGATTTGATGCCATCGATGACCTCTTGAAGCGCGGCGATCACCTTGGTCGGGTCCATGCTGAAACGGTACTGGTCATCCTGCCCGACCGGGACGGCGATGTCGTACGCGCTGTGTCGCATGAACGCCTCGGAGCCATTCTACTCTGCCAGCACTCCCGCCAGAGCATCGGAAATCTGGAACCGCACCGTCTCCCGCACCTGATC